TCCCTGGTATCGGCCGTCCCTCTGGACATCATCAGCGGCGAACGTATCTCCATCCGGGTTGCGTTCGATGTCGACAACGGCGCTGGTGGCAGAACGGCTACGTTCTACACCTCCCCTGGCGCGCTGAACCTAGACGGCCCGTGGACGCAGCTGGGAACGCCGCAGACGGCGGCGGGAGTGACTTCGATCTTCTCGAACAACGCCGCGCTGGAAGTTGGTTCCAGGAACGGCGGCAATAACCGGTTCACGGGTCAGATCTTCCACGCGCAGGTCCGCAACGGCATCGCGGGAGCGATCGTCGCCAACCCCGATTTCTCCGCGCAACCTGCGGGCACCGTCGTTTTCGTAGACTCCGCAGGCCGAACATGGACATTGCAGGCAGCCGCATCGATCGTTACCATTTCGCCTGTCCCTGGAACCAACTGGGGCACCAACGACACCGGACAGACATGGGCACTCGGCAGCTCTTCGTCCGGGTTCCACATGTACGTGAACAACGGCGTAGGCGTGATCACGAGTGCGGCTCCTGCCGGTCAGATCGCCGAAGTGGTCGCCGGTCCCGTCGCTGGCCTCACTGATGGTGATATCACATGGTCTGCGATCTACCCTGACCCCGCGAACGTGCTTGACGCTCCCGTGGAGTGGGGCATAGGGTTGCGCGCTGCCGACTTCAACAACACCTACGAGTCAAAGCTTCGGTTCAACACCGATGCCGACAATTTCAGTGTTGAGTTGCAGCTCGGGAAGTTCGTGGCGAACGTGTACACGGAACTCGGTACCTCCGGCCCCATCGGTACATGGACGTCAGGTATCCCCTGGCACGTGCGGTTCCGCTTGCAGGGTACGACGTTGCAGGCACGCGCTTGGGAAGAGGGTGACACCGAACCGGTCAACTGGGCGCTGGCCGCTACTGACGTTTCGCTGGTCGCCGGTACCGGCGTCTACGCTCGTGGATTCAAAGGCTCCGGTGCGGCGTACGAGCAGTGGTTCGGACCTATCTCCGCCAACACGATTCCACCTACCGTGGGAGCGACTGCGTTCGTTACTCCCGAGCAATTGGAAACATACCTGAAATCGGTAACGTTCCCTCTGCTGAACCGCCCACTCGATTGCGTTGACTGGGATGCGCTGAGTCGGGATTCCCGAGCAGGGTTCTTCGATATCAAGGGGCGGCACGAGATTCTGGCGATTGCCGACGTAGGCTCTTCTAGCTCGTTTACCCTGACATTCACGACGGATACGAACGCCGAGCTTCGCGGCGTGCGTGCACTCCTCACCTACGGCGGCATCCTGTACTTGCAGCCGCCAGGTGATGTCGAAGAGGACTGCACTACCGACTTCTCCGGTATTCCTGACGGGTACGTGATGTGGGATGGTTCGATTGAGCGGCACTCTCTTCGCGGTACCAATATCCGTGGGTGGTCTGTCGGTTTCACTCGGGTGGCAGCATCGGATCTGACAGGGATCATTCCGACTACGATCACGTGGCAGATGCTCTGGGATATGATCGGTGTTGACGGGACATGGGAAGACGTGTGGGCTATGTGGCCCACGTGGCAAGACCTCTGGCTTGCAGAAGGTGACATTTCTTCGTTTGGGGAAGTACTGTGAGTGACCGCACGAACAACGATCTTGCTGCATTGCTGACGCCTGCGCCTTCGCGCGGCGTGCAGTTCAGCCAAGGCAAGATCTTGACATGGGAGCGCGGCGGGGAACTCCGCAACACGATCGAGTGGCGCGGCATTACGCTCACCGATGTCCCCATTGTCGAAGGCGTCAACGCCTTGGCACTCAAGCCGGGAGATATTGTCGGGATGCTCGGGTGGGCACCGGAGAACGCGAAAGGTGTCGGTACCTGGTGGATTCTCGGAAAGCTGTCAGCGCCCGGTGAGTTCGTTTCTGACTTGACGTTCTTCCTTGGTCAAGTTCGGTACATGACCAAGCAGAATCCTGACGTTGCACAGGTCTATATCGGGTGGAACGCCGATACGGGCACGCCGCTCACTATCTTCTATTATGGTGATTCTGCTGAAACACGTGCATTGCAGATCGCCAATGAGAACAATATCCTCATCCGCGATCCGTCCGGCAATGCCATTTTCGAGAACGATGCGGGAACCGGCGTAGGACTTGCGCAGCCGTACTTTAACATTCCCATGTACCCGTCTAACGGCACCTCCGTCGTGGTCGGTGGTCCGTTCTGGCCGTCGTTCACCAACGTGGCGTATCAGGAGGTCATGCACGGTATCACTACCCTGTGGCATCCGCGTATTCGCATGGGCGTTGCTGTCAGTATCACGGCAGGATCGCTGGAATGGCAGTTGCGCGTGGATGGAACGGTGATCGGATCAGCCACGGGTGCCGGTAGTGTCACAGGGGACGTACCAGGGTGGGGGACGACAACGGTTCCCGGAGACCAACGGAGTGTACAACTATGGTGCCGCAACACCTCAGGCACAGCGTCACGCGTTATCACTGACTACTGCTACGGATTGCAGTCGTAATGGTCACCGCAGCGGACTTCGCCTCACTCATCGCCGGATCACACACGGCGCGCTTCCGGGCGACACTGGTAGCAGGGTTTCAGACCGGAGAAGACCCCTCGGGCACAGCACTACGCGTTATCGGCGGCGGTGTGGAGTATGACGCCTCAGCGGACATCCGCGCCAGTGGCAGTGTCAGCATCGCTGAGGATTGGCCTACCGCGCGAGACCTGGACTTCGCTCCGTACGGAAGCGAGGTGTTCCTCTCGCGTGGCGTCGAGACCGGAGCACTCGGCGTGAAGTGGGCCCCGCTGGGTTACTACCGGATCAGTCAGACCACGCAACCGGATGCGGCCAACGGTCCGCTGACTCTGGATATCGATGACCGCATGGCAACGATCATCGATTCCCGGTTCATGCAGCCCCGCCAATGGCTTACCGGAACCACGGTCGGCGACATCGTCAACGAAGTGGTACTAGAGGTCTACCCGGATGCGGTGATCATATGGGATGACGACTCAGACTTGTCTGAGATCGGACGTTCGCTCATCGCCGAAGAGTCCCGGCTCGAAGTGCTCAAGACGCTGGCTGACGGTTTGGGCAAGATCTTCTACTGGGACGAGCAGGGTCGACTCACCTTCAAAGACATCCCGCCCGAGGATGACATCATATGGGTAGTGAACGCCGGACCAGGCGGTGTCATGGTAAACGCAGACCGGTCACTATCACGCGACGGTGTGTACAACGCCGTTGTGGTGACCGGCGAGGGAGCTGACGAGCTGGAGCCCGTCCGCGCTGCGGCCGTCAACGCGCAGGAGTCAAGCCCCACGTTCTTCGGTGGGCCGTTCGGCCGAATCCCGCGTTTCTACTCATCGTCGTTCATCACCACGCAGTCACAGGCGGAGAACGCCGCCGTCAACCTGCTCAGAAAGACGCTAGGCGCTCCCTACGACGTAGGGCTATCTGCGGTACCTAACCCTGCCGTGCGGCCGTACGATGTCATCAGAGTGGTCTACAACGATGGTACCCGCGAAGTGCACATCGTTGACAGGGCGAGCATTCCGCTCGACGTGGAGACGCCCGTCAGTATCGCCACCCGTCAGTCAACTGTCATTCACGTGGGAGTGCTGTAATGCCGCAAACACCGACATACGGTTTCGAGTACGAAACCCCGCAGAGCAAGCCTGGTATCACGCTCACCGGCAACTCCGATGGTCTGACACCAATCTTGGCCGAACAGGTGGAAACCGCGCTTGCGGGTATCGACAGCCGCCTCGCTGCCGCTGAGGGTGACATTGCCGTACTTGATGCGGCATCGCCGTCCGATACCGGATGGATCGCGTTGGCGGTTACCGCAGGCGGTGGCTACACACTCACCACGGCCCTGTATCGCCGATGGGGTCCGCTGGTAGGCATCAGAATTCAATTGGAGCGCACCGGGGGTAACTTCATTGCCAACGCTTCAGGCGGTGTTACTGACACCGCTATCTGCACGATTGATACCGTGGAAGCACGCCCCGATCAGTTGATGCAGTGCCTGATCAGAACAACCGCTACATCCGGTGCAGTCGACATCGCCACCAACGGTGTGATTACCATCGCCGACATGCACGCTAACTCTATTATCACCACGAACGATTTTGTCCGCATGTCGCACATGTACTTTGTGTCGACGTTCAACTAGGGGATACGATGCCGAACACCAGCAACTTCGGATTCGACTACGAATCTCCCAGTTCCCTACCCGGCGTTACGCTGACGGGTGGCCCTACGACATCATCGCCGATCCTAGCGGTGCAAGTCGACGCGGCACTCGCCTCCCTGGAAAACACCGTCTCCGCTCAGGCAACCGATATCGCCGCGCTTGAAGCGGCTGACGTTACTATCAACACCTCGTTGACCAACTTGACGAACTGGTCCCGTCGCGGCACTGTTTCCATAACGTTCGCTTCGGCAGTGTCTGCTACTACTGCCGTAAACTTCGGTTTCACGTTCCCTGCAACACCGACCGTGACAACGAACATCGACGTTGGTGCTGGTGCAACTACCCGATGGGAATCCCGTGCCATTTCGGTTACAACCACGGGGTTCACTATGTTCGTGTACCAGTCGCAGGCGATTGCAAACGCCTGGACTGACATCCCTGTGAGCTACATAGCGCTATACCGAGCCTAGCCACTCGGGGTTGTCCAGGGGTCGTTTACGGCATCGCCACGTAATGCCGCACGAGGCGCACGCCTGCCACTCTTCACCTGCGGCGGTGATAACGAGCTTGCCTCTGCACACCGGGCACGCAACCCGATACCGCAACCGGATGAGCGCTCGCCGCTCTTTGGGCGACAATCCTCCCCACACCAGATAGGCGGCACCTCCGTTCAGCTCGTCACTGCGCAAACCCTCCAGCAGGCATTCCCTCCTGACGGGGCATTGCTTGCAGAACGCTCGCGCCGTGTCGGATACGGCCCCGTCCTTGGGGTCAGCATCCCATGGGTCTGGAGATGCCGCGTATCCGCTACACGCAGCCTTCGATCTCCAGTCGGGCAGGGGCCCCTTGCTTATGCTAGGGGCCCCTGTCAGTTTGTCACCGTGCTGTGTCAAGTTGTCACCTAACATCTTTACCGTAGCGCTTGTCAGCGCGGAGGATGCGGAACGCCTTCCAATAGCAGAACCACACGAACCCTGTGGCCGCGATGAACCCCGCGATGATGACCGATTCATGCTCCGCTACCCATCGCATACCGGTTGGGTACGCACGTACCGAATCTCCGTACATGAGCAGCTGCAAGAGCACGAACGCGGAGAACACCGCGAGCACGGTCTTGGCGAACCACGCCGATAGTTCAATTCTGAACTTGTAACCGTTCATCGCAGTCGTCTCGCTCTGCCGTTGTCTTCGAACCGCTGCGCCAACTGTTCCGCCCGGTGGCGCGACACGCAGGCGCGTTCATCAATGGGCTTGCACAGAATCGGATCGTCGGCAAGGTGCTGCACCCTGATGTGTACTCTCCCTCGCTTAGGCACCAGCATGACGTACCGGTACTGAAAGCTTTCGGCAACGTATCGATTAGTGAATCGGTTGGTTCCGGTCTCATCTTTCTGCCAGTCGAGTTTCATCGATCATTCCTCCTGTTGAACGCAGCCTCAAGCTTATCTCTGCGGTATCCTCGCGCCTTCTCACCGTTGCCCATGGCGAAGGCGTTCGGCTCTGGTGCCAGTCCGTGCACGCGCATACGCACGTGCACCTCGGTGTCAGCGATCCCGAGCGCGATAGCGAGCCGGACCGTGGACACGCCTTGCAGTCCTTCGGACAGCTCAAGAGCGGTCACAAGGGCATCCTTCGCGTCCACTACCGGAGCATTGGTCTTGGCACGTCGCCACGGGGACCGGGGCTCAAGTGCCTTCACGTCTTCTTTGGTCATGAACCAGAACCGGACGGGATCAGGTTTCCGGTCCTCACCTTGCACCTGGATAAGCGCCCAGCCGCCTTTAGGGAGGTTTTCCGCGTGCCAGCCCTCCCCGGTAGCCTCTTCCCCGAGGACGGTACGGGTCTCCATCTGCGACGCCACCGCCATGCAGATCTTCGTTCCAAGCATTCCCGAGGTGGCCGAGTCGAGCCCCTTGCCGGGTCCGGTCTTCGTAGGTTTCTGCGTGGCCCATTTGAGGATGATCGCAGTTGATCGAGCACGCATCGCGAGCGAGCGCGTGCCTTCGACAGCGTCGGGAGCGCTCAACATGAACTCTGCGCCTTCGTCTACGACGACGACAATGCGCGGTCGTTTAGCGGTGGGAACCCACTTGTCCATGTTGTTCGCGCGCATGATCGTCTCACGCTCTTTCATCTCCGTGATCAGGTCATCGACAACGCTCTGCATACCTTCAGGTTCGTGCTCGACACGAGCCACGTGCGACCACAGGGCCCCGTCCGTCTTCACGTCGAGAATGACCAGCGCCGTGTGCGGACGCTTGAGTGCCTTCGCCATGAGTACACGCAGCGCTACCGACTTCCCTGCACCCGTGATACCCGCTACGAGTGCACGGTCGTCATCGTCTACGTCGACCACTTCGCCCGTGTCCGCATTGAGGCCGATGCCTTCACGTTCCGGCGTCCATCTGAGATCGAGTTCCCGGATGCGCGTCCGCACGCGGATCACTGACCGGTCTGCGGTACCGCCGGGCTTGATCTCGGTGCGTACCTCATCGGGGATCGCGAGGAGCGCGCGAACCTGATCGGCGTTCGCGTCCAGGCGCGCGGGAGTCCACGTGCCCGCGAACGTCACCGGAATGAGGATGCCGGACTCATCGATCATGGGCGCACCGGGGATAACCTCGGTGAGCTTGCGCTCGGCCGCGCCGGACTCCCAACTGCGGATGCGGTCGATGATCGCCGATTCCTGAGCAGTGGCCGGAAGACCTGCCTCACGTTTCGGAACGAAGACCGAGGATGCGGGAAGCGCAATGGTGCTGTCAGCGGTTTCGGTTTCGCTCTCGTCGCTGCTGTCGTTGGCATTCTCGGTGCGGTGCATCCAACCATTCCATGCCAGGTATCCGTACGCGGCAGGCCAGACGAGCATGACTCCGGGGTTGCCTTCGATGAGCACCCACGGGGGCACGATAAGCGCGCACGCGGGAACCGCGAGCGAGACCACGCACCGGAGTGCGCGCGTGCCGAACGCGCGCGCACTCACTTCGATGTCTGTGATCGCGTGCGCGCGCGCAGGGGGTGGGGTGTGCGCGCGTCGGTTTTTGGGAGTGCGCGCGTGCGCGCGCATCGCGCGTTCGTGTCGCGCGTGCAGTTCGCGCGCATCGCGCTCTCGGATGTGCGCTTCAATGCCTTCCGCGCGCGCCCAGTGCGCGGCGTCGTCCATGAGCGCGCGCGCGCCCCGCAGGGTGTAACCCCACGAGGCGCGCGCCATGCGTGCCAATGCGCGCGTGTTGTCATCGTTCATGTCAGGCTCCGAACATCTGCTTCACGGCGTCAAGAAACGCCATGGAAGCGCCCCCGAACAACTGCTCAAGGAACGTGCCCACGTGCCCAGAGGAGCCGCGCGCCATGATCGGTGCGAAGATGAGCGCCCAGACAGCACCGGCATTGTACGTGGGATCATCCCACAGGTCATAGATAACGCCCAGCATGAGCGCAACGCAGATGATCGTCATGATGGGGTGCACGGGGACATTCCCGAACATGTCGAGGACTGACCCCGTGAGGTTAGCCATCCATAGCGACCACGGGGCGGCGTACAGCAGCCCAGATCCTACGATGGCGAAAATGACTGCTGTGATACCTGCGTACTTGCTGGAGCCCTTGCGGTTCGTCCACCAGGCCAGCGCGAAGAGTGCGGCTGCGAGGCCACCAGCGGTCTGGTCAATAGCGGTTTCGATCATGAATTCGTCCTATCGTCTCGTCTTGAGTCCTGAATTAATTATACACCGGCACGGCACAGTGCACCAGGCGGGGTGTTCCTGTGTTGTCGGTGACCTGCGGAAACACTTCGAGAGCGGTGCTCTCGGCACACCGTGCCAGTGTGCCAAAACAATGTTTCCGCAGGTCACGCCGTTATTGCGGTGTGCCGGTGCGTGCCGGGGCAGCACACCTGTGGCACGGGTGTGCCGGTGGAACATCTCAAGCCTCGGACATGAGACTTGAGATGTTCCGAACACGTCAACTGGTGTTGCTAGTACCCAAGCGCCTTGCGCACCGGGGTGATCCAACGTGCCACGTGGTTGGGGACCCGCTGCGCGGGCACCGCGAGCTCGTTGCGAGTGGGGAGCTTGCCATTCTTCTCCACGAACCCGAGCATCCATTCCTTCATGTCTGCGGGTGCAGTGCTGTGCTCTTTGATCGCTTCGATGAGATCGGCAACAGTGTGCGCGCTCGTGGTGAACGTAGGCGCGCGCACCTCTTCCGATGCGTGCGCGTCCTCAGTGAGTGCGTGCGCGTCCTCGGGAACATGCGCGCTCACTTCGAGTGCGCGCGCGGGAGGCGCGCTCACCGGGCGCACCGCGCGCGCATTGTTGGTGCGCGCGCTCATCGACGCGCGCTCATTCCAGGGGTTCATGTGCGCGACCTTCTCAGGCGCGAGCGCGCGCGCACCGGCGTACTTCGCGGCGATGCGCGTCTGAATGCGCGCGCGCACTTCCGGAGTGAGGATGCCGAGCGCGTCCGCGCGCGCCCATGCGCGATCGTATGCGCGATCGTGGAACGCGCGCATCCACTTGTGCCCGACGTTCGCGGCGTACCCGTGGTTCACGATCTGCGTGATAAGCCGTTCGGTGAGTACCGTGCTCGCGTCTCGCGAGGTCGCCTTGCCCCGCTTCATACGCCACCAGGTGACCAGCGCGGACGGCTTGTGCGGTCGACCGAAGGTGATGACCACATGCCACGCGACAGCGGCCAGAAGCGGCCAGAGCGCGAAGATCGGGCTGTCCCCGCCCCACCATGCGATCACGCCCATGAGCGACGCCATCGACCACACACCGGCTTCGTACCGGTTGAAGCCTTCGCCGCGCGTCATGTGCCGCAGGGACAGCGCCCCGAGGATCGCAAGCCACGCTTCGAACACGATCACGGCCGAGATCGAGGCGTCAACGGAGGTGAGGCCGATGCGCTGAATAGCGGCGATCGTGGCGTGCGCGCTCAGGTTCGTGGCAGCGAGCGCGACGAGCGCGACCGCGCTCAGGAGCGTAACGCGCAAGCGCGCGTCTGCGCGCGCGCCTGATGCGCGCGCGTCTGCCTTGCGCTGCGCGCGCGCTTCCCACTCGGGGCGTTTGAGTTCAGCCCACGCGCGTGCGCGCTCCGATGCGCGTGCGCGCGCATTCTGTGATGTGCGCCAGAGGATGAGCGCGAGCATGAGCGCGCCGAGCGCGCACGCGCTCAGGAGTGCGCCTTCAGGGGTTGACGTGAAATCTTCCATCATCATTCGTCCTTCATCTTAGGGGACTCCCACCATAGCACGAAAGAAAGCGGGTCCTCAAGAGAGGACCCGCTTTCTGTTTCTCCTCGTGTGCAGTCCTGGAAGACGCCGAGTCACTAGCTCGGTAAAGCACACGTCGAAGTTGTAACGCTAGCGGCAGGGTCACACCCATCTCGTGAACGTTCGGCCGAACTGGAGACTTCGAGAATGGCACTAGCGGGTGGCCCTGGTAGGTGTCTAGAACTTCCAGGACGTTCACCGTGGACCACAGCGGATTCGAACCGCTGATCTCTCCCGCATACATTGGGAGCGGCATACCCATTACCCCATGGCCCATTGCCCGGCCGAAGCCGGGTCACACGATCCTGAGTTGAGCTAGCGTTCCCCAGGGCACGTGTGGCCTAGTTTCCCGCGTCTGGCCTCACCTAAGCATTCCAGTCTTGACCCGTTGTGGCGATCAACCCAGCTGGGCGCGGTACCTCCCCTAGGGGAGGCTGTGGACCGTGTCGGATTCGAACCGACAACCCTCTGCTTGCAAAGCAGACGCTCTACCGTTGGAGCTAACAGCCCTAGTTGCAGGTGGCCGCGACGCGCGGAAGCGCGCATACGCGTCGTACCTGCCTGCGTACACCGTGAGGGAGTCGAACCCCCGACCCGCTGTTTGTAAGACAGCCGCTCATTCCGCTGAGCTAACGGTGCGTGTGGGCGGGCTTTGATCCGACTCGAACGGTAGGGGGCCCGCTTGACCCCTGTGCGGGTTGGTTCCCGCCCTCGTGGTTTCACCTGGATTCGAACCAGGACGATGATCAATCTCGGTAGGTTCTCTACCTAGCGTCTACCATTCCGCCATGAAACCACGTTGCGATTTAGCTTTGATTCGGTTTCCCGTGCAAGGCTCGCAACCGGCCTTCGAGCGCTGCCAGGGGCTCGAACCCTGGGCAGTCCACTGGTACGTGAACTGCTGTGCCATGTCAGCGCTACCCCGAAACCACTCGGGGCCTTTGTGCCCGCGTCGGGAGCTACCCGACCGAACCTGAGTCCGTGACGCTGGTCAAGCGCTTGGCCTATCCTACTTGTGCGGGATGTACGGACTAACACACCGTGCGTGTCAGGGAATTGAACCCTGCCCGATACTCGTCTCAGCGGCCATTTACGGCCCGAGTCACTTTCTCACTCAACCACGAGCTACACGCGCCCGGAACCACCCAGGTTTTACCAGTTCACCGGCTCATGACTTCCCGTGAACACTGCCCGTTTCGGCTGGTTAGGCCAACTAGTCAGACGGGCGACTCTGCGTAGCGAGTGCAGGATTCGAACCTGCGGTCTCCAGTTTATGAGACTGGCGAGGACAACCGAACTCCTCTAACCCGCTATGTGCCGGACCGAAGTCCGGCCTTGCTATCTTACTACGGGCGCTGTTCCTGGTACTGGTCTTTCAGGTCAGCGCAGAACTTGCGGATGAACTCGGCGCGCTCGCCGATCATCGGGTGAGCATTCTCGCGCTGAGCAGCATCCCAGAGTTCTCCGAAAGTGTCGTTGAGGACATCTTCCAGCTTGTTGAAGGTGTCAACCGTCATTTTGATGCTCAGCTCGTTCATGTCGTTCATCCTTTGTCTTTGGCCTTCGTTCTTGCTGATAAGAGAACAATATCAGGTGTCCCCGATGCTGTCAACACCGGGGTACCCCTGAACGTTTCCGCAGGTCAGACCAGGTACCACAGGTACTTGGTGCCTTCGATGTTCTCCATGCGGACCTTGCCGTCGCTCTGGAGCTTGCGAAGCGAGGTGTACACGTTCGCCTCTTTCTCTTTGAGCGCTTCGGCGAGCTGCGGCTTCGACAGACCCTCGGGGTTCTCGGCGAGGAGCTGGAGAATCGTCGCGTTCCGCTTCGCGACCGCTGCGGACATCGGGCGACCGCGCTTGGGTTCCGGCTCTTCCACCGGCTCCTCGCGCGAACCTTCCACGCTGGCGGGGTCGATCTCCGCAATGAATGTCTCCAGCGCATACGGCGCGTCTTCGACAGGCGCATCAGCGTGAATGAGCGCAGCCGCTTCCGCAGCCGCAGCCTTCATCGCTGCGAGATCGGGTTTCGGCTCAGCCACGGGCGTCGGGGTAGCGCGCGGTGCTGACTTGGGCGCAGGTTCCGCTGCCTTTCGCTGCATCTCCGCCCGCTTCTCGAATGCGTTCTTTTTCTGTCGGTTTGTCGCCACGTACATGAGTTTACCTCCAAAGAGTGAAAGGGGCTCCCGGTTGGGAGCCCCTTGGGTGTGCTAGAAACCGGGGTCGATCGCGCTGCCGTGCGTGCTGGCGTTCGTACCGATGTGGCCCCCGCCAACGGGCGGGAACTCGGTGACCGCGATCGCGCCGTCACGAGGAGCCTTGAATGACCACGCGACTTCGACCTGCGGGTTACCGTCGCGGTCGACCTTGACTTCGTTGTTGTTCCGGTTGTCCTTCGCGACCTGCGTCTTGGCCGTCACGGTCTTGCCGACGATCGCACGCGCCACCTGGTCGAGGGTGGGCCGCTGCTGCACGAGGACTTCGTTCGTGATACCGAAGGCGCTCATGTTCTGCATGAACATCGACGCGTTCGCCTCGGTCATGTAGATGCGGTGGTTGAAGGTCGTCGGACGCTTGCCCGCGTGCTCGCCTTCAGTGATCTTGAGTCGCATCTCGATCTGCGGCGTCTTCTTCTGGCTGGACTCGCCGGACTCGGCCGACTCCACGCGCACCTGGTAGGTGCCGATCGGGGCCACCTCGGTGACGCCTTCGGTCTTGGCCTTCGCGACCAGGACATCCCACGGGACAGTAGTCATGATGTGTGTTCCTTACTCCGGCTTGAAGCCGGGGAAGATCTGACCCATCATCTCGGTGATGTTGGGGTTTTCGATGGAGTTGGTCGTGAACCGGTCTTCGAAGTGCGAACCGGTGATGTAGTTGGGATCCGGCTTCACCATCAGGGAGCGCACCAGCGGGCTGTCCGCAGCCACGATCCCGTCAGCGTTAGGAATCCGCTTCACCGTCAAGCACGCCGTGGTGTTCATCCAATAGGCGATGCCCTTGCGGAGCGCGCCTTCCATGTTCGGGACGTACTTGCCGTCAGCGCGGAGGTCACCCTCAGCGGTGAACACCGCAACCCGGAACGGGTTGCGCACGTCCTTCACCATGTCACGGAACCGCTGCACCTTCTCAGACATGCGGGTCAGGAGCTGACCCCAGTCAGAGTACTGCTGGTTCCCCGACTGGAAACCTGGCAGCGCTTCCTTGCAGCGCTTCTGGAGCTGCGTCACCGAATCGACCACGATCGACTGGAACGGGTGGTCAGGCTGGATAGTCCAGCCGATGACCTGCTCGACGGTTTCCCATCGAAGCACGTCGACCACGCAGATGTCCCAAGTCCCGTCCGCCTTCGGCGGGGCCTCTTTCGGGTCCCACCAGACGACGCGGTAAGGCTGGTTCGGGTTGTTGGGGTTCTTGCGTCCTTCGAACGCGTTCCAGCTCCCTTCCGCGTCGAGCGCGAGTACCGGTCCAGGGCAGCTGGCCCCCAGCGTGGACTTGCCGCGCTTGGTTTCTGCGTACACGAGGAACGTCGCGTTGTGACGTGGGTTTCTGTCTTGTGTCATTGCATCCTTTCCCTTTGTCCTAGGTCTGAATTATATCACGAGGCGTAGCGGGCGAGCGGGTCACGCTCCCGGAACTCCTCGCGCACCATGTCTTCGGCTCGTGACCCGTCATCGAACATCGGGCACAACGTGAAGAACTGGCACTTCCAACTGCACGAGTCCTCAGGGCTCGGCTCGGCGATGTGCGCCTGCTCTTCGATCGTGGCGTCAGCGAGCAACGCCTCAAGCTCGAAGATCTTCGTGATCTTCCGCTTCATGTGTAGTTCGTAGGACGCGATCTGGTCATCGTTGTGGTTGACCTCAAACCGATCGTAGAACGGCGGTTTCGCCTGCTTGCCGCGTTTGACCTTCTTAAGGACGTTGTACAGTGCGCCGTCACTCCACGTGCCAGCCGGTTGCGTCATCCTCTCAAGCCAGCCGTAGTGGAGCATCTGCGGATTCATGTGCAGCGTCGCGAGTGCAGAGGTGAGGCTCGCAGCGGTCTTGTGGTCAACGAACTTCCGCGCGCCGTCCATGAGGCGCAGCACGCGGGCGTCAAGTTTGCCGACGACTTCGAACTCCCCGAACCGTTCCACGATCTCAGGCGCGAAGTCCGAGCCTCGGACCGACACGACCTCCTCAATCGCGGTGAACTCAATACCGGCATCGACGCCGGACTCCGCAACCCAATCGGCGTAGCCCTCCAGCATCGCGCGCTCAAGCTCGCAGTCCTTCTCGAACGCCTTCGACACGTCCACATCTGGATACACACCGAGTTCGGTGCAGTTCGACAGATACGACTGCCAGTCGGCATCCTGTGCGGCCTTGAGCACGTTGAGATAGGTCTCAGGCTCAGGCCCATAAAACGCCTCCAGTGCGGTGTGCACCCTGCTGCCGGACTTGAGCGGACCCGAGGGATCGGTCAGGGCTGGTGCCAGCCTGCGGTAGCTCGCGAGCCACCAGCGTCGGTTGCACTGGAACTCCTTGAACTCCGATTGGGAGAAACGCCTAACGGTTTCCACGCTTCTTGTCCTCCCTCGCTTGCGCTCGCAGGTGCTTCTTGGCGTCACGCGATGACATCCACTTCTGATCCTTCGCCGAAGGCTGCCGGTCGCTGCGCTTGGTCACGCGCTCAAGGCCGACCTCCTGGTAGCGCAGAAAGTCGAGGTACTGCTCTTCGTTGTCGTCACGTCTGGTCATTGGTCTTCTCCTCTTTCACTTCGGCTGCGATGCGTGGCCACCATTTGGCGATCCATTCGCGGCGGTTGGCGAGACGCTTGCGCGCCTTCTCTTTGGCGATGTACTCGGGCGTTGCTTTGGGGTTGTCGTAACGCATTGACGGACTCACGTGCTTTATCCCTTCGTTTCCTGTACAGGATCTTTGTGCAAGGTTTGCACAACCTATACCCTCGATTGTCCCATCTAGTGTTCTCTTCGTCGTAAGGATGGTTTCTGGGGCAGTGCGTCTTTGCTCGCTGCGCTTCGCCCCTTACTTTTCCCGCCATCCCACGCATGGCGTTAACCCCTGGAGTCACTTGCTCCAGGTGGTCAGGGCGCAGGCAGGCCCTGTTTCGACACAAGTGGTCGATATGCATGTCAGGTAGTAGCTCACCAACGAACATCCTGTAAGACACCCTGTGAGTCTTTAGTGCCTTGCCAGACACTTGGATGACGCCATATCCGCCGAATCCGATTGCTCCCGTCCATTCGATGCATCCCGTTTCCTGGTTCAGGATCGCACGATTGAACAACCGGGTTTTCAGTGGTATTGACTTTCCCATCTTTACCCCATCAATCCCGTGGCTTCAATGCGTGCCGCTTCCGAGTCGAGTTCGCTCGTGTCCTTACCGAGTGCTTGCAGCTTCACGCGATCGCGCACAATCTCCTCAAGCCGTTCAGCTTTCTCGTACAGTCGCTCAAGCTGCGTTTCCTCGATCGTGCCAACGGCAACGAGGTCGATGATGGTCACTTTGTCGTGCACCTCGGATCCGATGCGGTGGATGCGGTCAACACCCTGGTTATTGTCGATGGCGCTCCAGGATCGTTGAAGCCGAATCATTGTGTCTGCCCTGGTCAAGTTCAGTCCAACCCCTCCGGCTTTGTATGTGAACATGATAATGTTCAGCTTGCCATCCTGGAACGCCTGCACCGCAGCATCGCGCTCATCAGCTGACACGCCACCGGTGACCCGAGCAAACGGGATACCGGCATCGGCCAAGCGGGTGGCCGCAAGGTCGATGAGCTGCCGGTGCTCCGCTGCGATCACAAGGGGCTTATCCGGGTTGTCTTCGATGATCGACATGAGTTCATCGATCTTCGAGGATTTCGGCGTGTCGGTAAGCGACACAAGCCACGTGGCGGGGTCCTCGGGAGTCTCCCCCTTGTCAACCTCGCAGTAAGCGGACGCAAATTGCAGCAACCGGGTGGCTCCGGCAAGGTTCCCGTTGGCGACGAGCACCGTTCCGTCCTCAAGCACCGTTACCAGTTGCTCGGCGATGTCCCGGTACGCCTTCGCCTGCTTGGTGCTCATCTCCACGTCGCGACGCATGAACACCTTGTCAGGCAACTGCTTGAGGACATCCGCCTTGATCATTCGCCGGAAGTGCGGGTCAAGGATCTTGAAGAACTCTTCCTTGTGCTCCTGGTTCAGACCCACAATCTGCATAGGTCCGAAATGGCTGTATTCCAGCTGCGCATACCTGTCGATGAAGGCCGACTTCGCAGGCCATGTGAGCGGGTCAACCGCGTGCATGATGCTCCACAGGTCACCGGGGTGGTTCGCCACAGGCGTTCCTGTGAGCGCCCAGCGGTATTCGACCGTAGGCCCGTGGAACACGTTCCAGATGGCGCGCGTCTGCAAAGCGTTCGGGTCTTTGACCCGGTGTGCTTCGTCAAGCACGCACACCCGGAACGGGATGCGGTTGAGTCCCTTCTCGTGCACTTCGCAGGCGGACTCTTTCAGGTCCGGAGTGCCCGGTTGCGTCTTCGTCTCGCACTCCATGCAGCGCTTGAGGCGCGTCGAGCCGTACGGGGACAGACGGGAGTGCAGCTTCATGGCTTCGATGTTCATGATGATGATCGCGTTGTCAGCCTCAGCCGCTTCGGTGATCTGTGTGCGGCGCTTCGCGGCGCTGCCCTGGATCACGAACGGGTTCGCCTCAGGCAGCCATCGATTGGTCTCGCGTTCCCAGTTCCGTTTCAGGGAGTTGGGGCACACGATGAGCACGGGATACGCTCCGCCACCGAATTCGGGCAAGATCATGTCGACACGCCTGATGGCAGCAAGCGTCTGGAGCGTCTTGCCGCTGCCCATTTCGTCACCAAGCAGGGCATTCCTGGCAAGCACCATGAAGTCAGCACCCGGAATCTGGAACGGGTACAGCTGCTCGTCATGGGGGTTGACCGGCCGGTATCCCTCGGGAGGCGACATGGCCTCACGGAGTGCCAAGATCCGGTCACGCCTCGTACGCTCCCCAACCGCCCAAGCAGCAAGATCGCGCTCGACCACGAGACGATCCCCGAACAGCTCACGAAGCACGATGCACGCGGCGTACGACTTCGGCAGCGTCCAGCGCTTCGCCTTGCGGTCCCACTTCTTGCCGGGGATCATCTTGATCTGGTAGGAGTCGTTCCACAGCGTTTCGTCCTCGTCACCGCTAAAATTACGGGTGAACAGGACGATCCGGTCGTCTTCGGTCAATTCCGCATAGATTGGGTTCATCGTTCATCCTTCCGTCGTAGGTTCCATCTTAGCATCCCGTACCAGTTCTGACCAGCGGGGATAGTCCACATCCTTGAGGAGCGCGAACGCCTGTCGGGCCGCGTCGTTGGCGTGTCGCATCTTCGGGTTCCACCAGCCAACAGCCTTGAGCATGTCATCTGAGGCGAACTTGAGGTTTGCCTTAGCGTACTGGCGCACGTCGATATTGCCGTGCAGTACCGACACAGCTTTAGCCATGCCGGTGACCTCTAGAGCGTCTGTCTGCTGTGAGAGTTTCGCGGTCTTCGGCGTGATGATGTAGCGCTCAATCGCCACGTGGATGTCCTCCGGCAGTGCGATGCTTCGGGCCCCTCCCATCACCCCCCAGAAATCTGATGCGAAGTCATCAGACGATACGTGCCATGCCATCTGTCCAGGGTCACCGGATGACACCCAGGTGAACATGCCGGTCATGAGACCGGGGTCGATACCGATAATCACGTACTCGTTACTAGATGTCACGCTTTTCTGCCCATCGTTTCGCGGTTGCCCCACCCGCCGTAAGCGGAAGGGACAACAGGGTGTCGTCATTCATCACGTCTTGCATGGTCGCGATAGCGTCTGAGACCTCGCTATCGGGCACGTCGGCGATCACTTCGTCGTGCACCACCAGCGCGAGGTAGTCTCCGATGCCTGCGGCATCCAACTGGAGGAGAGCGCCCTTCATGATCTCGGCTGCCACACCCTGGATTTGGTGGTTCACGAGCTGGTAGAACAGATTCGGGTTGTGCTGTTGGAACCTGCGCCCGGTGAGCGGGGACTTCACGTAACCCACGCCCTCATCTCGGTACCGCTGCGAGGCGAGACGCTGAATCGTCTGCTGATGTGCGGGCACACCTGCATACGTGCCGTTGAAGTCAGCGGCAAGCTTCTCAATCTCGGCGAGCGGTCGCTTCGTGGTCGTCGCCAGCTTGTCGTTGCCCGCTCCGTACAGCGTGGCATAGGTGTAGCTCTTCGTAAGGTTGCGCTGCGGGCTCTTCTTGGTGATCGTCTCGTCCTGGTAGATCTTCTTCGTAAGCGACACAAAGAAGTCCTCATCGGAGAGGAACGCCTCATACAGACCGGGGTCGCGTGAGAAGTGCGTCATGACGCGCAATTCGATCTGATCGTAATCGAACAGGACGAACGTGCTCCCAGGTGATGCCACGATGCAGTTGCGCGCGATCTTGCTCAGCGGGTCGGACTCGTCCACTCGCGTGAGCTGCTGCAAGTTCGGGGATGAACTCGACATACGTGCAGTTTTCACACCAAACGCACCCGCCGACTGCTCTTTGTACCCAAGCGTATTGATAGAGGTATGAATCCTACCGTCATACTCTGAGTACTCAAGGAATCGCTTAAGGTACGTCGAGTTGATCTTCTCGGCCTGCTTGCGCTGCTGCAACAGCGCAGCCAACGGGTGGTCAATACCCTCAAGCGCGAACTTGTCCAGCGACCACGCGCCGCCTTCCGTCCGCTTCCACAGCTTTACGCCGTCTGCGAGAAGGAGGTCAGTCACTTGCTGTGCGGAGCCGAGATCCACGCCGAACTCATCGAATCCGCGCTTCGTGAGATCGACGTGCAGCGCGTCAAGCTCGGTTCGCTTCGATTGGGTGTACTCGCGGTCGCAGGCAACGCCTTTCATCTCCATTCGATCCGAGACCCAAAGGGTCGCCATTTCCAGATCGTATGCCTTTGGTGCCTGTTGCGACACAATGGGCCAATGCAGATCCCATAGGCGGATTGCGAGAATTGGGTCTAGCGCAGCGTATACCCAAAACGTAGCACACGGCCCCGTTTCGGTAATCGGAATGCTAGACCAGTCATATCCCCCGGAGTGGAAAATTTCGTCAAGTTGCGACTGCATGGCGGCGGCGCGCGGATCAATGTGCTTCGCGCACTGCTGCTTGAGTCCGATCGATGTCGAGGGGTCAATGATGTGCGCTGCCACCATAGAGTCGTCTACCAAGTGCACGGGCACGTGGATATCGTGCCTGCGCAGCATGGCGACATCATATTTAGCATTATGCGCAACAAAACGCCCATGTCGTGACCACCGGGTGATGATCTCCTCGATCAACCCGCGCCACTTTTCGAGCGGAATAGCCCACCCATCGTATCGATCTCCGAATTGCACGAGTCGTACATTATCGCGCAGTTTGTCTAGGCCCGTGGTTTCCGTGTCCAGACCGATACGGTCTGTAGTCAGACCACTAAGCCAGTCAAGGCACGCGTTTACGTCGTCCATGTCCTGCACGAGGTGCAGATTGATCCCGTCAAGCATCTTTGTTTTCGTCCTTTTGTCGTTGGTACAGCTCTCTATTTCGCAGGTTTTTACACTCCCTGCACTCTCTAGAACCTCTGCGAACAATCAGGTTATCGCCGCTGTATGGGTGGTTCTTCGGGCAATGCGTAATTTTGGCCGCCCTCCGCTTGCAGGCCGCGCCTGCGGAGCTACGTTGCGAGTTAACTGCGTGCGTCACTGGTTCCAAATGTGCCGTATTGCAGCATCGCCTGTTTTGGCACCTATGGTCCAGTTCCAAGCCCTCGGGGATTGGACCTACTAGGATTTCCCACGCAAATCGGTGAGAACGCACGTTGCCCCTCTGTGGGCTTGGTTTGAAAACGCCGTAGCCCTTTTCGTTTGTTGAGCCGGTCCACTCCCAACAATCACCTTCGGCGTCAACCTTCGCCCAGAATCGTTCTTCTGCCGTACCCCTCACTCTTGTTGGGGTGAGCGTCTTCAACGGGTCGCCGTGTTTCCGCCAGCGGTCATAGTGCATCTCGCACCAACCTCGCGCTA